CACCCCCTGTTGCAGTTGCATCGTAGCAGAACCGCCCTCAGAGGTAATCGTCACATTCCCAGCCGCAGTCTTGCCAGTGAGTTTGTTTGTAATAATCTCACTCATGCTAGGTCTCCCATAGACATACAATAATTTGAGTCCATGTCTTCTCTTGCGCCATCACTACTGGCATTTGCACCATAAAACATAGTAAAATTTATAGAAGATGCTGATTGAACCGAATCACCGGCCTGACAACCGTGTGAGCCAGCACGACTATTACCAGCATTTGCGCTTGCCCCGTCAGTACGGGTATCCCAGCTAGTCAGCATAATGCACTTGTCTTCCGTTGCAGACAGAGAGTTAGTATAAGTGCTTGTGAAATCTCCTTCCCCATTATCCGTCAAAGAAGATTGGTTAAAACTGCCATGTGTCGTAGTTCCACGAGCATCATAATTAACCCAATGCTTCGGAGCGTGTTGCTTAGTCAGCGTAGCCGCACCGCCAGATGTGTTCTGGATTGTATCTGCCTTTAACGTACTCATAGCGTCACCAATGTACCACCCGTGTTAACTGTCAGAGTGTTGCCGTCTGAAATGGTCAGCGGACCCGTCACTGAAGCGTTCTCTGTAGCCAGTATAGTTACGTCATTCGACATTGTCTGCTCGTTAATCTGGAACAGTTCTGTCTTGGTCTTGTCAGCAGAAGTCGTAAACTTCGTAGCCGTGGACGTGCTGCTGGTTGTCACCGCGCCACTGAACGTGCCTGTCGTTGCCGACAAAGCCTGATTGGCATCATGTTCAAGACGAGTCGTACCCTCCGCCAAACCGCGATACACCACATATATGTTACCGGTGCCGGTCTGCGGGGCTTCTGTAAACGTAAGCGTGGTTCCGGCTGCTGTGTACGCGGCACTCGAACCTGGCTCTTGGCGCACGTTGTCAACCATCACATCCAGTTCTTCTTCGGTGTTCACTGACCTGTTCAGTGTGAACGCGGTCGTTGAACCGTTGCCGTTGAAGGTCTGGCTAGTGGTCTTAATCAGTTGTTTCTGTGGTTGTGCGCCTACATATGCCATTATGCACTCCCCAATCTACTTATTTGAAACCAATTGTTTACAGCACCGCCATAAACAGACTGTGTGCCGCTAGAGCCATAAGAGTGATAAAGCTCTATTGTTGCAGTTTGACCATCAGTCAATCTAACTACCCCGTTAAGCTGAAGAGAACCATATTTGCTTGCCGTATCTGTATGGTCAGCGGCTTCAAAGAAAATATCATCAGTTCCATCAATATGAAGTTGTATAATAAATCTATCAGCAAGCCATCCATTTGCTCTAACAAAAGCCTGCACATTGTAATAACCACCAAGACCAGAAGGTATTGTGAAACCATTATTAGATAAGTCAGCTAGGCTATGTGTGTCGTACACCACCGTGTCGTAAGGCACTTCTGTCCACGCATTGTATGTTGCGTTAAAATTTGATGCGGCTTGTATTCTTGAGAAGACAGCCGGAATATCAACAAAACCGCCGCTAGTATTTGGGGTTATCTGGTCGACCTTGATAATTGATGTCATGCTAGGTCTCCGTGTCCAACATACATCGTCTGGTCTCTATCTCTAGCCGCACCAACATTGTTGTCGGTTGAAATTCGTGTTTCAGACGAAGTTGTTTCTGATTTCTGTTCATGCCCTATAAAACTTTGATGACCAGTTGCCAACATCAGTGACGGTGTTGCATTTCCATAGTTATTAGTAACAACTATGTCAAAATCTCCTGTGCTATTATCACGGACTGTGCTTATGTTAAAACTGTCATCAACAGTGTTTGTAGAGGCATCATAGTGCAGAAATGCCTTTGCCAACCCCTGTCCAATAGACGTGTTAACGGCACCGCCCTCAGACGCATGAAGACCGTCATCAATAATCAACTGCCCAGACGAATTGATAGTCGCCGCCTGAGTGGCGTTGGTGTGCATTAATTTTTGTACGCCTATTTCACTAGCCATTGTAAGCACTCCCTATGGCAGTGATTGTAAGTGTGGGCTGACAAAACTGTGCAGAAGTAGCACCATCCCAATAATATGTGCTGAACAACTTTACTTCGTTGCTTGCGCCATACTCTCTGCCCTGTATTTTAAGCTCTTTTGCGCCAGACCAACTAGCCTGTCTGCCTGTTGCGCTATCTGCTGTGCCACCAATGGGTATTATATACCGCATAATCAAAGGAAGCTCAGGCGTTACCGATACACCCGTAGGCCTTCTAGCGTTTGTAACCTCTGTGCCATCAATAAAAAACTTGTAATGACCAATGGCGTGGTTGTCTCCGCGTGTGTAAACCATCGCAAATTCATACACTACAGCAACGGCACCAGATGGCGGAGTGTAACTGATTACTGACCCGTTTAGGTTAGTGTAGGTGGTCGTAAGGTCTTGCGCCGCAGTAACATTTGTCGGTGTGTAAGTGCCGCTAATGCCAGTGTAGCTTTCGCCATCGCACAACATAGGTATCATTTCAAGGACGTTAGACGCACCTTTAACCGCGCCACCAGTGGTCTTCGGTGCAATCTCATCTACAAGTATCTTGCTAGACAATGGTCAATACCCCGTTGATTGTGATTGTTGCTGACACAGTAATCGGGCCAAACCCACCCGCGTTCTCTGTGGACGCAATCGTCAGGTCAGTGTCAATCTCGTTGTGGTTTGAGCGAAACGGATTGGTCGCCGTACTCGCTAACATATCTTCGTTCTTGATACCCGCGTCTTTGACTTGATTAGTAGCAATGGTGCTAAGAGGCATCAGGTAATCTCCAGAATACTCAGTGTCACATCCGCTGCGGAAGCCTGTGATGCTGTAACCTTCAGCACGTCAGAGGCATTCATTACAATCTTCTGGTCACCACCTACTGCCACAAGGGCGGAACCCACAGGCACGATAGCGTCCTTCAAAATATACACGTTGTCGCCGTCATTGTTCTCAAGCTGTATGTCCACCGTAATAGACACGCTCAAGATGTTGGCGACATTCATGCCGATGATGGTTGTTTCTGTGGCGGAAGGACAAGTGTAAATGGTAGCTGCACTTGTGCCCACAGCAGTGTCTGTAACTGTCTTAAATGCGTTTGCCATTTACCTATCCTAACGCGATTGCAAAAGCTAAAGCCTGTGGGTCCTGTTCTGTAAAACCTTGTATAACGTCACTCGCATCTTTGAACACGGCCTTCTCTGCTGGCAACGTGCAGAAAAGGGTGCGTGTCCCTGCTGTCCAGTTGACGGCGTTGTCAGAGTTACTTGACTGCAAAATGGTGGTACGGGCCAAGGTCGTACCTGATGCAGTGTAAGTACCAATGCCGACCTCAAAGTCGGTTCCGTCAATGCAAGCATAGTAGGTAGTGTTTCCATCACCCACTTGCGCGAAACTCTCAAAACCAGTGACTGCACCGGCAAGCGTATATGTACCAGTGCCAGTAGTGGTCGAGGTTTCTTTTACGCGGTCTTTAAGAACAAGAGCCATTACTTCAACTCGATTGTAAGGTTCCCTGCATTGATACGGAAGATATCACCCGTCTCAATGGTCTTAGATGCATCCAGCGCACCAACAAACAGAATGTTGCCGGAAGAGGCTGCATCAGCGATAAACGCATGGGTCACTGTGTTGTTCGTACCTGTTGAGGCAGAATACTCAATGTTGTTTGCGTTAGTTATTGTCTGTGTGTCAGTTGCACTAGCTGCCAGTGTCCAGTTTGCTGCGGTCACTTGCTGACGAGCATAAGCACCAAAGGTAGCTTCTGTCAGTGTGCCAGCTTCCGCGTCAGAAACTGCTGTTGCCAAGCCGACATAGATGCTGTCGCCTGGTGATGAAAATGAACCAGAATCATTCTTGAAGATATAAGCCAACAGCTTATTCTCAAGATAGGTGGTTGCTGCGTTACTTGTTGCCATTTATAACTCCTAAGTCCTTGGCCTATCAGGTAATCCCCTGCGGTATGCGTCTGAGTTTTCTCTGGCCTCTGCCAAATCTTTCAAACGCTGAAGCTCCTGCGCGAACCGCTGTTCGTACAGTTGCATCATGTCGGCCTCACCTTTCATGTAAGTATACGCTTCCACAAGTGAGCCGTAAAGAAGAGCGTTAGGGGCATTCTCGCTCAACCATGATGTTGCGCTATCCAATCCAGCAGTGATGCTGGCGGGTCTGTAGTAATAGTGTAGCTCTACTGTGTAGGCTTGGTCTGGTGTTGGGCCTAAAATGAAGTTGTCAACGTCATAGATTGAGTAATACTTCGGAGCGGCGTTAGCACCAACATCGATGTGATATTGTTGAACATAGTTTACATCCTTGTGAAGTAAGAAGTCCTCACTGCCGGATGTTGTGATCTGAATAGAAAAGGGAGCAAGATAGTCGGACGGCACAGACAGGTACGGATCGCCCTGTGTCAGAGTAGCTGTCGCGTTCTTACGAAACAGTTCAAGGTCAACAAGTGTAAAAATGCGATCTTCTGCGCCGCGAATAAACACAGGCAGGTTTGTCACAAAAGAAGTTTCTGTGTTCTCTGCGAAATCTTGTATTGCTTGTTTTAACTGTGCATATGTAAACGACATTATTCAATCCTTACTACCGCATCAGAAGCATTTGCTGTTGGAATAGTTACAGTAAAGGTTGCGTTAGATGTGGTTTGATCGGAGCCAAAGTCATAAACGGCAACAGCTTTGTTAGACTTACTGCTGTTGTAAATCAAAGCACCTCTAGCCGTAATAGTAGAGTTTGAAAAGCTGACATCGTTGAAATCAACAAAAGCTGTAGTGCCGCTGGTAGTTGGAGCAACAGTAGTCAGTGTTGCTCCGCCTGCGGTGTAACCGGTGCCGCTTACCTCATTCGTTGTTGAATAGGCAGTGGTTGTCGCATCTAAAGATGCTGAATTTGTGAACAGCGCAAGTTTAAAAGTGTCTGCTGTAAAATCGTGTTCCGCCTCAAGAAGCTCTTTCTTAAAACTTGTACACAGTGCTGTGGTGATTGCCATCTCTTACTCCTATAAAGTATTCACCTTGTAACCCATGCCGCTGTGATTTGTGCAGTAAGTATACAGTGTAGGCGCGCCTATTGCCACGGTTATCTGAGTGTAGGCTCCAGCAGTGCCTGGAGTGCCAACAGTTGTTACGCCTGTTGTGTACTCTACGCCGCCACCGTGTGTGCCGTCAGCCGTAGTAGAGAAGCGTAAAGGGTGACCAGAGTTGCTGCTGTCTGACTGGTCATATCTGTAGGTGCTACCTTCGTTGATGTCTGTACCAAGAGCACCAGGACGTGAGCCATCCTGATAATATACGTTACCAGAGCCGGGGTTAACGACAGTAATAGTATATGTAGCAGCAATTGTAACGATACTTGTGGACAACGTACCCACAGCACCAGTGCCCGCCACGCCTGCAAGAGTAAGCGAGATAGCTGCTCCTCCAGGGGTTGCACCTGTCGTAGTCAGTGTGCCCGCTCTTGCTACCGCTCTGGGTATAGGAATCGGCTGAAGTGTTACAGTGTTAAAGGTGGGAAACCTTACAGTCACAGGCTGAAGATTGTTTTCAGGACGTGGGTCGTACAGGGCTTGAGGGTCGGGGCCAGGGCTAATGGGCTCAAGCTGCTCATGCTTTGGCTCAAATTCATCTGGTCCGACTTTTGAGCCATTCCACTCCGTCATCATTTCTGATAAACGATAACGAAAGCCAGAGCGATCTGAGTATCCCCATGCGTTTTTCCCAGATGCGTATCTCGCCATTAGTTCACCCGAAGATAAGAAATACTAGGCTGTAACTTCAGTGGTACTCTATCTTCGTCCTCATCCGCTGCGCGTTGGAACTCTTCTTCATAAACAGACTTCAGAAGCTGCACCCGATCCGGGGCCTTCTTCATAGCTATGTAATATGCCAGCCCTGCCACAATACACGGCAAGAACCGGAACGGTGCGTCAGTTGTATTCGCCAACGTATCAACATCTTCGATGCGCTTCACATAATAGTACACAAGCGTATCTGTTGAGTTGTCTGGTGTAGCCCACAAGGTGATTTCAGGTGTAGACTGACGATTGTAAAAGTACTGACTGGGCCGGCCCTGTGTAGTTTTGTTCGGCAAGCCAAGATATTCACCGCGTGACATCCGGCTCAGTTCATAGTCTGTGCCGCTGCGACGCAGTGATACTTCAAGAATATCCGTGTAGTTGGAGTTCAGTGTGTAGGTTGCTGTGCCCTGTGTCAGAGCCTGTGTTGCCTGTTTGACAGTCCACAGGTTCAAACCACGGTTAGCCCAGTCAGCAAACATCAAGTTCATAGAACGACGTGCTGTCTTAGTATCATAACCAGTGCGGACTTCAAGCCCGCACCGCTCATATGCTTCTTCGATTATCTCAGCTACGTCGAGGTCGAAGTCTGTTGAACCTGATGTTGCCATATCACTTCATCTTTTTATGTGTGCCACCGTAACCTTTTTTGATTACGTTGCCCTGCTTGTCTAAGACACCTCTCTTTATAAGAACGTCTTTTTTGGTAACACTGCCGCTTCCGTCTGCGTCAGGAAAGTTACCACCGCCCATTTTAAAACGGGTGCGACTAGGCTTACCGCCTCTTTTAGGCATAATCATTGCGCCTGCGGCGGCTTTTCT